GTCCATCTCTACAGGTTCATACCCTAGAGGCTCTTTAGGCTTAAATCTCTCCCCAGTATCCTTATTGAAAACGCGATTCTCTAAATAGAGTTTAAGCATATTGTCAGAGAACTCTTCTTGCCCCTCAACTGGCTGTTGAGCCATATTGCCAAAGAATGCGCCACGACGGAGAGGTGAAGTATATGCTGCGGCTTGGTCAGGACTAAACATTTGAGCAATTTTCATGTCAGCCTGTTGCCGCTCTTCCGGCGTTCGCGCCGCCGCGTATTCCTTGATTATTGTATCAACTTGCGAAACGTCCGCCGTCGGAACATCAATGCCAAACGCTTCACCCGCAGCCTTCAAGATGCCATTCATGAGTGCGGCAGCCTGCGATGGATTCGCCACTTTAATAAGCGCTGCGGCATTGTTCACGAACGCCAATCGTTTGTTGCCCTCTTGCTCTTTCTCCCTGAAGTCCAATTCTTTGTTTCTAAATGACAATTCTTCGCGCCGCTGTGCCAGTGCTTCCCGTCGCAGGCTAAAATCCATCATGCCAGCCAAAGCATTCTGCTGTTGCGCGAAAGCACGCTGCTGCTGCTCAAAGTATTGCTGCCCTAAGCCAGCCACCGCATTTAAGGTTGTCGCAAATTCATTTGCCATAACTCGCCTTCCTATGATTGCCTAGACAAGTAATTCGCTTGCTGCTCCAATACCCCAATTTGCGCGTTATTTAATGCTGAAGATTGTCCCATCGAGTACGCCGACTGCACGCCACCTATTGCCGCTCCAATAAAGCTATCAATCCCCTGGCCCCTTAATATCCCACGAGTTATTTGCGCTTGGCCAAGGGCATTAGACGTAGCGCTAACATTCGACGCGGCTTGGTTCCCTAGGCTCCCCAAGCCAAGAGCCGATTGCTGCCCTATTTGCGATAACGCCAAAAGTAAATTTTGCTCATTCTGGACCTGTTCGCCACTAAGCTGCATATTGGCCCTAGCTTCCGCTTCAAGTCCCGCGCCAGAAAAGTACCCACCACGGAGAGACAATCCGCGCTGAATGGCCCTATTAGCCTCTTCTTCACGAAAGGCGTAAAACTGCATATTCCTGAAGTCATCACTTGCGAGCCTTGTAAACGCACCAGTCCCGCCTTCGATATATGGCTTGACGTTCTCTTTTGTTTCACCATAGACTTTCTTCGTAAATTTTATCGCATCCTTATACGTTTTAATGGCTTTACCTGTACTGCTTGCCCCAAGTAATCCGCCGAATCCCATATCATAGTTTCCTTTCCAGCAAGACAGCACACGGCACGAATTGGTGCCGCTGCCACCGCAAAGAGGTTTCCTCGTCACCTGAAACAGTTCTTAACGAATCGGCTCCATTCCCTTTGGCCCATGTTAAGAGCTTGCGCCACAATCGCCCACTCATCGACCGATGCTCAGGCTTAACATAAAAATAATGCGAATAGGCCACGCAATAAGGCTCAACGGGGCCAAACTGCAACTCCCCATGCACAAACCCGACGGGCTGCATCTTATGCCATAAGACAAACGCCGTTGTGTGCGACTGTCCAACACCCAGGCTTGCGACGAAATGCTCAAGGGAACACGAGGCTTGTAATTCTTCTGCCCAACAAAGATATACCATGGCAATATCAATGATCCCTGAAGGTTCCCGAACGGTTGTCACCTTATACACTGATCCACCGAGCCTCCACGTCAATTCTCCAGCTAATCGTCTTGCTATTGGCCCCCGTCACCGTCCATTGTAATTGATTGCCACTTCCCGCAACCGTGGCATTCCAATTACTGTCATCCTCTACTCCCAGCAGGGAAGCCGCCGACCCAATAATAGTGGCCACTCCAGACACTAAGTGAGCAGCCAGTTGTCCGACATAACACGCCCCATCCCCAATGGTGCCGCTTCCGGCCATCTGTCTTGCGGCAATAGTATAACTAAAATGATAGACTTTATCACTAAGAATAGGTAGCGAAACAATGACCGTTGGCGTGTTGTCGGTGGTTGTCGCCCTCGCCTGCACAGTGACAGGCAACGCATTGACCACCCCCACGACCTCCTCATACCATCCTGGCAGGTCAGAATCGCCGCGTGGCACCTGTAGGGCCATTATCGCATAACCTCCACATCCTCCTCCGCGCCAGCCATTTCAAATGGGGCATTGTCAGTGAATGCAATCTCATATTGCCGCGCACGATATTGCCCTAGGCTCTCCCAGGTGACATAGTTCTCGTGGTCGCCCACTGGACCCAAATTTCGCCATAATTCATTGCTCCAAGCCCCCCCATTATTGCGATAGCGCAACATGATCTGAGGGTTCGGTGCCGCCGCTGTTGCGACGGAGCGTTTCACCTTAATCCGCAAAGAACGGGATTCCTTTTCCTGGTCGGTCCCATGTGTAATAAATCCTGTCCGACGCACGCATCGAATGGGGCCGCTAATGTCCTGGTAAACGGACGGCTTCGCGCAATAGACCTTCCCATTGGAATGATCCCCCACTAAATGTAAATTCCATCTTGACGCATAGCAATACGCATTTCCACGAAATCGCCTGGTTGTGGCTTCCGTCTGGTCCCAATAATCCCACTCCGTCCAATCATTTTTTAAGATGTTATAGACCAGCGTACGATTGTCCTGCGGAAAGCTCAAGACGTAGAGCGGAAGCCCTTCAATCGTATACACTTGTCCGATGGCCGTTTCCACTGAACTCAGGCTTTGCAAAACATGATGAACGGGCATGGACACTTCGACGGGTTGCCGCCTATCAATCACAATCACTCTTCTCCGATCATCCAAGGCAATCCATCGGTCATTGACAAGCGCCACAGAATACGGAGCCAAGATGCCGCGCTCAATCGTTGCGCCATTAATGCGAGCAAAAGGCGACACCCCATCATTGAGCCAAAATTCGATAGACTTTGTTCCAAAATGGGCGATCTCACCCAGGCCAACATGCAGGGCCCTTGTGATATCAGGTTTCGTTTCTGCCGTCGCAATGTCAATGGCTCGCCATGCTGTAGGGTCAGCCACTTCACTAAATTGAAAGCTCCCCGTCCCCGATAGATTCGCAATAATATATTGATCGAGGAAGGCAACATGCGTAACCGCCGTAGGAGCATCAGCATCAGCAATATACGCAGCGGGGCCGCTTGAGGTACTAGACAGTATTTTCCCACCGTTCGCCATAAACAGGGTTGTCCCGTTGTCGTCAAAGGTCGTCGGCGTCCCAATCTGCAAGAGGTCGCCAGATGTCAACTCAGTAGTATTCCCTAAAGCATCATCAATAGTCCAAACTCGGCCATTACTCACCACAACTGCTTTTTGCGCCACATCCCACCAGTACAGACCGTCAATCCCGCGTGCGGTCCCCAGGTCAAGCAATTCCATAAGACCTGGGCGCTTTTCTGAATAATCAAACTCGTTGACATAGAGATTCCGAACAACCGCGCTCCGCGTGTCAAGGAATTGCTCGTTCAGGCTTGGATAGCTCGCCCCTGTCAGGGGAACCTTTTGAAATGGCATCAGTAATATTTCGCCTTATTGTGAATGTTCGTGCTACGTTCCTTTTCCGTCCTCGCAAATGTTCGCCGTTCTGAGCGTTCGCCTTGCATCCTGAGAGCCTGAATCACATCGAGCGGCTTCCCATAATCAAATGCCAAATCACTAGCAAGTTCATAGAGTAGTTGTCGGCTCTTAGCCGCAGGAAAATCAGGGTTGTCGTTCGCTGCCGAGAAGTCGGCCAACGGTCGCTTATACCATATCCTGATAAATTTAGGAGCCGTATAGCTCGTTCCTGTCACCCATTGAAATCTGGTAACGCCCACCTCGCTTGGGCTATAGGAAACCTGCTCCCCATACAACCGCCAATTTGCTCCAGCGCCAGGTTGGTTCGTCGATGAGGCTGTATGCGAACGAATGCAGTTGTACCCCAACAAGTTCAACCCCACAACCTTTGATTGCGTCCCCACGTTGTGAGGCAACGGCCAAACCATAAGGCTGCGGGATGCCAGTACGCGGCTCGGAACCAATACGGCCAATTCAGGGGTGCCCGTCTGAAATTTGTTTTCTATGCGTTCAAATGACGCAATGGTCGTCACCGATATAGGAATATCAACCCCATCGGGCCCCCTATAGGTGACTTGTACTAATTCTACGCAGTTCGTCGGAAACCCATTGCTACCATCATAGGTTCTAACTTGTTCCTGCAACGCAATATTCGCCGGTGCCCCACC